CATACGAGATTGCCTCTTGTCTCGTGGGTTCGGAGATGTGTATAAGAGACAGGATCGCGGGTCTTCTGTGCAGCGCCATTTTGTCCGATACGCTCATGTTCCGTTCGCCTACCTGTACCATGCTGGACCGCGCCGCAGCGGAAGCGCTCAGTGCCATTGCGGGCATCGATTGCCAGAGCTTCGGTATCGAAATGTTTACCGCAGGCAGCAACCTCAAGGATAAGACTCCGGAAGAAATTTTCTATCAGGATTACAAGAAGTTCGAGTTCGGCGACGTCACGTTCGGCGTCGGCCAGATCAACAGCATGAGCGGCTCCGAGCTCGATGAGCTGGAGCGCCGCCTGCGCCCGTACCTCGAAAAGTCCTGCCGCGAGCATGGCCTCTCCATGATGTTCTTCATGCTGACGAATATCATCGAGGAGTCCACGCGCCTCATGTGCTACGGCGAGTCCGCCGATATGCTCGTTGAAGATGCCTTCGGCCGTGCGCCGAAAGCGGGCACCATCTGGCTTAAAGGTGTTGTCTCCCGCAAAAAGCAGCTCATCCCTGCCTTCATCGATGCCATCAGCAAAGAAGCCGGCGGTGTGTGATTTTCCTCGCGTGCCCTCTCCGATTTCGGCTATATGGCCGATTGGACCATCCCCGCGGCACGATCGACTGCGTTTCGATATCATGAGCGGCAAAATAAACGAATAATTTGTGAGGAAAGGGTCGGCCCAAAGCGGTCGGCCCTTTTTGCATACAGAAAATTGCGAAAAATAAAAAATAGGACTGGATTTTTTTGAAAGACTGTGTTATAATATTTGCTGTTGAACAGAATATGGGCCCGTAGCTCAGCTGGGAGAGCGCTGCGTTCGCAACGCAGAGGTCAAGGGTTCGAATCCCTCCGGGTCCACCAAAAGGTGCAAATCCGAACACCTTATTTTTCGTAAAACATTGTTTCGGATTTGTTTTGATACTGGAAGACATAGGTTGATCGCCTGTGTCTTCCAGTTTTTTATTTCTTGGGTTCGTTGTAGGTCATTGCCTGTTCAGAGTCCTTCACACCAGCGGTAGTCGGGTCAGTTACGATACCGAGGATCGCCAGCACAGCGAACAGAGCGTTCACGACCTCAAGGAGCTTGTTTCCAAGATCACCGAGATCAATCTGAAAGCCGAACACAGCGGCAACGACCTGTACCAGCAACAGCACAGCCGGGATCAGAGCCAGCCAAAAGGTCTTGTTTTTCAGTCGTACAGTCCAGTTAATGTTCATAGTTCTACCTCCTTATTTCATCAGTTTGTTGACTTTCGCCTGTACAGCGGCATAGTCATAACCAGCCTGTGTAAGACGATTTTTTCTATCACTACCGTTACCCCATTTTCCGGCAATGACCTCTTTCGCAAGTTCGGTGACAGACTTTTTCTGCGCTTCGGTGGAAGCCGCTGTCCCGGACTTGGTGGTGATATAAGTATCGAAGCCGGACGCTTTGAGTCTTGCCGCCATAGCGTCCGCATTGGACTTCTTGCTGTAAGCTCCGACCTGTACCTTGTACAGACCATTCACCTGTACCATGTATGTGTCGAAGCCAGCCGCCTTGAGCTTTTTCAGCATAGCGTCAGCATTGGTCTTTTGAGAGAACGCACCCACCTGTACTCGGTAAAGTACCCCCGAAGGTGTCTCAGCCGGAGAAGCATACTTGTCGTAATACTTCTTACCGTAAGAAGCTCTCTTGACCTTCACAGCGTCACTCTGATCTGCCGGACGCTCATACCCTGTGAGGATTGCGTCAGAAGCCATCTGAACGGACGTAGCCGCCTTGAGGGTCTTCATGACACTGGTGTAGCCTTGCAGTTCTTTCCACATGAAATCCAACTGCATACCCAAGTCAGCAATGGATTTGCCGACCTTCTGAGCGTATTCGAGCAATTCCTGTTTACGAGACCAGTACGTCCACTGAGCCAAGCCATAACCAGCGGAGTCACGGACAAAGTTCGTGTAAGAGCCATTGTCCACCGCCTTAGTGTACTCAAGATCGGTCATGCCGAGCTTCTTTTCATAGGTGTTCTGTAAGTTTTCGGGACGCAGAGCGGACTCAGCGAACAGATTACCCATGATACCACCTACAGCGAAAGCATTGAGACCCTTGCCAATGAAGAAGTCCCAAATAGTCTTTTCCGCATTGGTCTCGGAAGGAGTCTCGACAGGTGCAGAGGGCTTGTCCTCCACCGCCTTGAGCAGTGCCGCAACGTCAGCTCTTGCCGTAGCCATCGACTTACCATGCTTCGGAAACCAATGGTTCACGTCACCGTGGTTAGAGCCGAGACCGAGCTTGTGACTGTCCGCATGACACAGAATGGTAGGTACTTTCACACCGTTCATGGTAACAGTGCCATTCGGGTCGATACCGAACATCTGACAGATATATGCGGTGATCTCACACGCTTCCTTGTATACCTTCTCGAAGTACACAGGATCGGTCAGACCGTCCTCGCAAATCTCGAACTGAACCCAACCGTTGTTGCAAGAACCGTTTTTACCACTGCCACAGCCCCAAGGCTTGAAATCCCAAGGCATTGTCTGAATGGTAGTAACCGTACCGTCAGCGAGCTTGCCGATCCAACAGTTAAGACCAGCTTGTCTGTCGATGTGGTTCCAGTCGTTGCCGTAGGTATTCTTACCGATAAGAGCAATCATTTCGTCTCTGTTGGGAGCGTTATCGTCCGGCTGAACATATCGTTTCAGCGTGGGGTTATTCGCCCCTGTACTGTGCCAAAGGACACCCTTGACGGTCATTTTGCCAGTGCCTTTATAACAAGTACTCTGTGTCATAAAACACTGCAACGGTTTGTTTTTGTCACTGTACTTCATCGGATCATTCCTCCTTTGTTAAAAACCGAGTTGCTTGAAGACGAAGCCGATCAGAATACCGATCACAGCCGTGATTACATAGGCGGTGACAGTTCTCCATCGTTCTCCGTCACGAGCTTTTAGGGACTCAAGTTGTTCCCCCTGTTTCTTTTGCTCTTTCGCCATCGAGTCAACGCTAAGAGCAAGATTGTTGATAGAGATTGTGAGGTCAGTGATTTCTTTAACCTCTCCCTCCAAGTCCTTAATACGAGCGTTCATTCCTTTATGCTCTTGCTCCATTCGCTTCACATATTCTTCATGCTCGTGTCGTGTGATAAAATCTTCCATAGGCAGTTCTCCTTTTCGTGGGGTGAGAGGGAAAGGATTTCTCCCCCTCACCTCTCGAAGATAGGTCTGTTACTTAGGTGGTGTAGACTTCCCAGCCAGCCGGATATGCTTCGGGACTCCATGTGTTTGCGTCAATGAGGGAGACATACAGCGTACCGTTGTAGCTGACAATATCACCCTTATTGTAAGCGTCCGTAGCCCCCAAGGGCTGAACCCATTCCGGGTAGCCATCTTCCGTCACACCGATAGCCTTGTACAGACTTACGGCGGTGTCGGGAGTCCATTCTGCGGAGCTGGTGTGATCTTGCAGAACTTGATAGAGCTGGGGGTCTCCAACGGAGTTTACACCGTAGGAGAACACGTCCTTCGTCTTATAAACCTTACCCACGGCATAAGCCGGGTAGAGAGAAGGGATTTCCAGCACCATGTCAAGCTGAGTCTCAGTGTCCAGTGTGCCTACAAAGAACTGGATTGCAGTTCTCATTTCCAAAGAGAGTTGTGTCATGTTCATAATCTTATACCTCCCCTGTCAGAAGAACAGCCATAGCCTGTTCCATTTCAGCCAGCTTCCGGGCGGTTTCCTCGTCCTTCTTCTGCTGTGCGGATTTCTCACCAAGCACGAACCAAGAGCGATTATCACGGACGATATTGCTCATGAGTCTCATGTCGGTGAAGGTCTCCGTGGTAGAACCATCGGAAATTTTGACGGTATCAAGGTTGCCCTCGAATACACTGTCCTCGATCACTGTCTCGGAAATGTAGTTGTTTCCATTCAGTTCAAGGTTTTTCAGCTTCGTACCGTCAGCCAGTGTGATTGTGTACATTGCTACATACCTCCTTTAATTCTTTGAATAGCTCGTCAAGATGTTGCCTTTGCAGTTTGCTCATGATCTTGTAGTGACCTTTGAACCATGATTTGTACCAGTCCTCGAACTCGGTAGGAGCGAGGATATAGCAGAGCTTTTTCATTTTCCGTCTCATAGCGGTGAGCCGCTTGGGATTGATTTTCTGAATGACTCTGCCTGTGTCGGTAAGTGAGTACTGCACCTGTAAGAACCGCCAGTACTCGGACAGCTTGCAAATCCGGGTTTTCCGAGTATTTACGGTGATCCCGATACTGTTCGCAATGCGAATAATATCTTGCAAGAGTGCTTCCAAGTATTCCTTGCTCTCGTGGATCACATAGCTATCGTCCATATACCTACCGTAAAACTTCACTCCTTTGACAATCTTGATATAATTGTCAATCGGTATCGGGTAAGCGATCCCGGCTACCTGTGCCACTTGATCCCCAATGTTCAAATGCTTCGCCATGAACTTTTCCCCGGTCAACAACGATCTGTCAATCTGAGAATGTTCCAAGGAATTGAACAGTGTATCGAGACACACCGCATATTCCTCGTCCGTCATGTACGACACATCTACCTTCGAGCGATCTATGGTTTTTCGCAACAGCCACAGAGCGTGTTCATCGTCAATGTACTTCTCGAACAACTCCATCAACTTGTCGTGGCGGATATTGTCGTAGTACTTTGAGAAGTCAATCAGAAGAACGTACCCTTCGTTTGACTGGTGCTGTTGGTAGTACTTCCGAAGGTGAACCAGCAACCGTTTTCTCGTGAAGTCAATGCCTTTACCCTTGAGACTCGCACCATTGTCATAGATAAGGTACTTGCGTATGTTGGGCGATAGGCACTCGTCACAGAGAGCGTGCTTGACAATTCTGTCCGGGATTTGCTCACCGCTGATATACCTCGTTTTCCCACGCTCGTTCAGTACAAACTCTTGGGAGGGAAGGAACTCGTAAGTCATGCTTTCAAGTTCCCCTTGCATTTTGGAGAGTCCCAACAGGTAGGTCATTTCAAACTGCTGTACCTGTGGTTTCCAGTCACTCCCTTGCTTTGCTCTTACAAAAGCGTCATATAATGAATTTCCATCAAATATCTCACGCTTATAACCACAGCTCTCGTAAGAGGTGGTGTCGTGTTTAGCATTTACCATATAGGAAGGACAATCTCTCCTTTCTCTGTCCTCAGAACGGTCAAAAGCCTATTTAACTGAGGAATTGAAATCGGGGCGGACACCGTTAGCGTTGGAAGCGTTGTTGTAGTTCGCATTACCGTTGTTGTTGACATTGGCGAAATTGGAAGCGGAATTAGAGATTGCCCCTTTGAACTTATTGTCCGATTTTCTCCACCCTTTGATAAGGTTTATCTCAGTCTGTATCGCTTCACCGAACCGAGTGTATGTGTTCACATCGACAGGTAGGGTCTCGATAGCGTACTGTAGCTCTTGCACGAGCCTATAGCACTGACCTACGGCTTCGTCTTGGCGGAGTCTTCTCTGAACAAGCTCCTCATAACAGGTAGGGTAAATGCTGTTCGCAATATACACTTCCTTGGTGATCTCCCTCAGACAATCCACAATGACTTTCCGCTGATCCTCGATGAACCATTCATCAAATGCGTCCCACCGTTGCTTCAAACGGTTATACATATCCTTCTCGAAATCGGTGAGTTCACTGTAACAGCGTCCTCCGAGTCTCTTTTCGAGTCGTGCTTCTGCCTTTTCAAAGCTGTAGCCGAAGCCCCGGAGGAGTAAATCGGTAATGTCACGTCTCAATCTGTTCAAATGGTGGAAAACCTCAAACTGAGACGCTTTCCGTTTACTTTTCAATACAGACATTCGATAAGTTACCTCCGTTCATGCGCCCCACAAGGGGGCGCAGATTTAAGATTGATAGATCGAGAAAGCGGGGCGGACACCGCCAGCGCCGGAAGCGCTGCCGCAGTACGCATAACCGTTGCCGGTGACAATGGCGAAATAGGAAGCGGAAACTACATCACGCAACCAAAACCACGCTCTGTTGGAAATCATGTCGGGGCGGAAAGCGAACAGAGGGTACTGACTCTTGTCCATGGTGTAGGAGTTCGGCAGTGCCGTACCGTTCAACTGATTTCCGAAAACCTTACCGCCATAGACGTTCTGCTCAGTCATAAGCTCCACAGTGGAGTCATACCAGCTACCGCCGGAAGCGTAACCGTCAGTCACGGCATTCTGCAAATACTGACGATGGTTCAGGACGTGCGCTTCGCCAAACGCACTGTTGATCGTAGTCTTCGCCTGTGTCAGACCTTCGGTGTACATCTTAGAACCGACATACGCACCAGTGGTGATATTCGTATCGTTCATGACGTGAGTGTACATATTACCGTCCGGCACAAGGGTGATGTGGTGAGTCTCACAGGAAGTGTCACCAGTCTTGTAGTAGTAATCGAATGCCGCAATGCGGTAAACGACACTACCGATAGTCCAGTAGTCACCGATATACATATCCTCAAACGTACCAGCCTTAATAGCCGCCCACTGAGCTTCGGTCACGGCAGTACCGAGAGACTTACCACGATAGATAGCGTTATGTGCGCCAGCACCAGTCGTGGCGATTGCATTGATCGTTGCCTGTGCCGCAGTAATCAAAGCCTTTACATCAGCTTTCAGATTAGCGGCGGAAATCTGCTTGACACCTGTACCGTCATGAATGAGCAGTACCGCACTGTCGGGAGCTTCCGTCAATACGGACAAGTCCGTAAACTTCTTTGCATTTTCAATGGGTAGAGTAGACATTTGTTATACCTCCTTGTATTTCCAGTTTGCTAAGATTGCGTTACCCAAATCATCAACGAGGATTGCGGTGTTGTCGCTATCGTCCGTAGTGATCGGAGCAACATAGTCATTGTTCTGAGCCATATACTCAAGCAGAGTAATTCTTTCGCCGTTGTAAGTAATCTGATTTTGCAGATTTCCGGCAACGTCTTCCGACAACTGCCCCTTGATAAGCTCAAACCATGTGTTGAATACCTGTTCCTGTGCCGCTTCAAACTCAGTGATCTCGTCTCTATAGTCCGTCTTGATAGTCTCAATGAGCTGATCGCCCTCGACTTTCAATTCGGCAACGTACTCCTCGAAATCGGTCTGAGTAGCGTCCGCAGTGTTCTTGAACAAAACCTTCTGCGTAGCAAAGTACTCTTGGAACGCAGTGTACAGGTCTGTGCCGTTTTCCAGCATAGACATGATGGTGTTCAACGCTTCGTTCATACGGTTTGCGTCTCTCGCACCGAAGAAGGAGTTCTCCTTGTTGCTGTAGACCGTCACGTCTTGGAAAGAAACCGTACCGTCCTCGTTGTTTACCATTGAGTAGCGTTTCAGTCCGCTCCACACTGCGTCCGTGTAGTTAGTAGGTAGCATAGACCATGCCATTTACAGTCCACCTCCCTTCATGCCGAAATTCCATGTGAACATTCTTCTCCCTTCTGACTCGTTATTGAGTCTGTCATAGAGATCGAGAATGGCACTTTCCAGCCTGTTCAGCTCCACAAAATCCATCGTGTTACCGTTATCAACATAAGTAGGCGCAGTGCCATACGATCTCCTCAGAGTGTTCCTGTTAATGGTGTTCAGATTTTCCTCAAGCTGATTGATCTCGTCAGCGTAGAAGTAATCTGCCGGGGTACGATCAGAGCCGAGAGCATGGATCACAAACTCGTCATACATTTTGATAGCCAACTCCCGGAGGTAATCGAGGTTGTTCTTAATGCGATTGAAGTCAACAGCATTGAACCTGTCCCCAATATAAGTACCATCGGCGGCGGAGTCACCGTTCCAGTTTGTCTTTGGTGTAGTCCAAGCCATGTTTAACCTCCTATCCTTCGGGCAGTTACTTTACCCGAAAAGCTCTGATTGAAATTGAGAGTTTGACGGTAGATGTTCACCTTCATACCCTCATGGAACTCGTTCTCTTGGTACACAATGTCGTTTGCGTCAATCTCCGGGTTGCCCCTCGTGTTGTACTCGTACTCGATACCAGCGGAATAGTATTCACCAAGCCATTCGGCAAGGTCTGTAGCCATTTCCATATCGGAGATCAGAGGGTTCTCCCATTTGATTGTCTTACCCCTGTTGTGAAGGGTCTTGACAGCATACCGTTCAACGATCTTGTAGCGATAGCCGAACACCTCCAAGCGGAACGTGCCGCCCTTGGTGAATTTTAGCGTCACATAGTAGTTACCGCTCGCAACGATAGACACCCCGGAGGTGCTTTCGTCCAACGTAGCTCGGAAATTATAGGACGGTTCACCAATGTAGAAGGTCTCCACAGCATTTGCCGCCACAGTCACTTCCTCGCTCACAAGACTTTCCTCAACCGTACCATTCTGATAACTGTAGCAAGGAACGATAATTTCCTTGATAAGCTCCTGTTTGATAGCTTTCGGGGAGGAGGTCATATCGTTTCGAGTCATGGTGAAATCGGTCACATCACCGAAGCTGAAATAATTCACCACGATACGGTTGTAGGGGTTCGCAGTCTTCGTGAACTCAATCTCCATTGTGTCGAAATCGTCAAAGTCATGGAGGATCACCAATGTTTTTGTGATCTTCTCCGCAACCTCGTATTCCTCTACCAGCGAACCATTGTTATAGGTGCGAATTGTGATTGCCGCTGGGAGAGCGTGTCCGAAAACAAACTTCACACCGTAGTACATACAAGCCGCTTCCTGTACGATGGTAATGACAGGGTTCTTGCTGAACGTGCCGTTTTCATCGGAAATCGCACTCGACACATAGCCAGTGTTGAGGACATTACCGCTGACGTTACGAGGAAGGAAGTACATTCCGCCGTTTGCCACCGTATAATTCCCAGCGAGGGAAGCGTACTCGTCCTTCACGCTGTCATTCAGAATGTTCCCAACCTGTGAATAAGCGGTCTCACCATTGGAGGAAGCCGCCGCTTCCGGGTTGAAGGAAGACTTGATCTGCACCGCACCCATTCTCGTCTGAGACAGGACACATCGACAGGCATTGGCGATAATCTGTAATGCTTCACGGTGCTGTACCCTCGGCAGAGGGTTCTTTGAATACAGCTTCTTGAGACGAGGGTCGATATAGTAATCAGTGAGACCAGCGTCCGTAAGAATTTCCTTTGCCAAATCGAAGTAGCTTCGTCCGGCACTTGTGTAGACACCCTTGTAGTACTCCGTGTCCATGTTACGGAAAATGTCTTGACAGCGGATCGTAGCCGTGTAATCGTCAGACTCCCATTCAGAACACAGAAGGTGATTTCCCAAAATCCACTCGATCTCGTCAGTACCGGGGAGCTGGTAGCCATAATGGATTTCCATTTCCTGTCCTGTTTCGAGAAAGTTGATTGCAGACTTCGGGTTGTCCACATTGAAGTAGTGGTCGTAGTTCTTGAGCTGTACCGAGAAGTCAATCTGCGGCACGTCTGCCCCGACAGGGGAAATGTAGCTCTCAAGGGAAGAACTCATAACCGAGTCATTGTAGTACACGAGACCGTAGCCAAAGCGGATAGAATAAATACGGAGTCTGCTCTGAGGGTTCTTCATTCTGTAAAAGATCAGCTTTACAAAGGTAGTGTTTTCCAACACTTCCTCGGAGCTGAACTCCGCCTTATCGTTATCCCGGTACTCAAATGTCTGACCGCTACTGCTCACCATGTCGAAGTCAACCGGGTAGTTTTCTCCGAAATTGATGGTGATACCCTTAAAATCAGTAGCACCCATATTGAGGTTGATCGTCAGTTCGTATCTCGCTTGAGAGACCAGCTTACCGCCGACCAAACCTGTGTCATAGTATTTGTCCGAACTGTTCTTCCGGGGAAGGAAGAACATTGAACCGTCTACCTTGGTAAAATCTTGCTCAAGTGTGGCATAGACGGTATCATCGGTCTTTTCTGAGAATACGTTCTCTACGTTGGAGAAGTAGGCGAAGTCACCCTCGCCAATTCTCGCTTTTGCCTGTGCTTCTTGGTTTACAAGTCCGAAAGTAATCATGATGAACGCTCGCTCACGGAGAGAGGATTTCATACTTTCCTTGTACAGATCAGAGACCTTCTGCATGAAATCCCTCCTTTACTCGCCAGTGTCAATTACATTGAACTTGCAATTTCTGTAGTGAGTAGGCTTGCCGTTTGCGTCTACCCAATACGGTTCACCTGTTCTGTCACCGGGGTACATTTTGATCGTTTTCTCAGCATTCGTAACCGGGTCAATGAAGGTTACATAGACGAAGAAATTACTGAGAATACTCAAAATGCGACTCCATTGGTCGGCGGTGAGCCAAGACCACTCAAGACCATCAATCTTGTACTGATCTCGACCCACACGCTGACCTACAACCGCTCCGTTAGCATTTCTGCCAGCGTCAACAACCGTTGTTACGATAGGGTGTACCCCTCTCTTCGGAGGGGGTAACTCATATCCGTTGATTTTCAAATAAGACATTACATTCCCTCCTTATTTTGCGAATGCGTAACCATTTGCTCTTTGTTGAATAGTTACAGCGTCAGTCACAGTACGGTTGCCAATCTGAACAATAGTTTGCTCCGGCTTATCAGCCTGTCGGCGCATATCCGCCGCCATTTGAGCCATAGTGGGTTCAACATACTCCCTGTAGAACTCCTCCATACCTTCCTTGAAACCAGTCGCAGTCACGGAAGCAGTGCTTACCACGTTTGCGGACATGGTTTTGGCGAAGGAATTACTGTCGTAGTAGCGGAGAGCAGAAGTGTCCACCGCAAAGCTCATGGTCGGAGTAACACTGGTGAAAGAGTCCGCCCAACTGTTTACAACTCCCTTTGTGGTCTTACCGAGGTAGTTGAAACCGTTGTTAAAACCTTCAACGGAATAACCAGCCATTTCGTAGAAGACCTTGGAAGGAGAATTGATACCGAGCTTATCCTCGAACCAGTTAATGATCGAAGAACCCCAGCTCGTAATTATGCTTTTCATCGTGGAGTACAAATTACCGATACCATTCTTGAAACCACTGATTACGTTTGCCGCAATATCGTAGAAAGAACTATAGGAAACTGTACCTGTGAACCACGACTTCACCTTGCTCGCCCACGTTGTCATAGAAGACTGACTGGTAGTGTACGAATTACTGATCTTGTTCTTAAAACCAGTAATGATGTTGCCAGCAAAGGTAGAGAACGAAGTGCTGTTGACTCCACCGAAAGAGCCGCTTGTAAACCAGTCCTTAACCTTAGAAGCCCAAGTAGTCATGGAAGACTGACTCCCGGTGTAGTTGGAACTCACCTTGTTTTTGAAGCCGGTAATAATGCTACTTGCGAAGCCACCGAAGGAGGTTGCGTTTACCGCTCCATACGAATTACCAGTGAACCACTCCTTGACTTTAGAAGCCCACGTTGTAATCGAAGACTGAGAGCCAGTGTAGTGCTGAGAGGTATTATTCGTAAAAGCATTGATGATGGTCTTTGCGAACCCTCCGAAGGAAGTACTGTTCACACCGCCGTAGGAACTACCAGTAAACCACTCCTTCACCTTGCTCGCCCATGTGAGGATCGGAGACTGAGAAGTCGTATAGTTACTGCTCGTGTCATTCGTAAACCCGGAAATAATATTCCTTGCAAACGAACCGAAGGTAGAAAAGTTAATGCCGCCGAAAGAGCCGCTTGTAAACCATTGTTTGATTTTAGAAGCCCAAGTGGTGATCGAGGATTGAGAAGTGGGATAATCCGCACTAACTTCACCCTTGAAACCACTAATGATACCTTCACCGAACTCACGGAAATGGTCGATAATGTTTTTACCGTCAGACCCCTTCGTGAACCATTCAATTATGCTATCCGACCAGCTTGTAACGGAAGACTTCGAGTCCGTATAAGAACCGAGACCGATGTTGAGACCGTTTACAATGTCTTCGCCATAGGCAATGAACACTGTGGACGGAGAATGAATACCAAACAAGTCACAGAACCAGTCACCGATTTTTTGGAAAATATTTCGAGTGTCTTCCTCTACAAGACCTTCGTCAGCACCTTCGATAACTCCCTCACTCAGATTTACACCGAGGTTCTTCATGTTTTCACGAAGCTCCGGGGTCATTTCGAGCGTTGCAACAGTAACACCGTCTTTGATTACGTCAACAGCGTCACCCGAAGCAGTTTCAACGAAGGACAGATTACTCTTGATACCAAGAGCCAGCTCCTTGTTCAAGAACCAACCGAGTTCGTCCGCTTTAGTGAGCATATTATAGAAACCGGGACTTTGAGACAGCTCGTAGCCGATCAGATAAGTGACACCTTCCATATTTTCGGTCATATCAGAAGACATAGCCTTATATGTGTAAATGTCGAGCAAACCGTCTTTGACGGACTGAGGGATAGCGTTGCCAGCTTCCCATGCTTCATTGAGTTCGGTCTGCAATTCGCTCAGTTTGGGAACGCAGTCTGCCAACTGATCGTGAATGTTCTTCCTTGCGGCGGAACTAATATCGAGGTTGTCAAACTCGTACATCCAGTAGTCCTGCAAACCTACCATCAAACTCTCAATAGGTTCTTCATAGATTTCGTCCGGGTGTCTCACACCATTCAAGAACGCATTGTAGTATGCGTCCTCAATCTCAAGCTCCATGAGAGGTACTGCTTTTTCAAGTTCATTACCGAAAAGAGCAGTGAAATGAGTGAAAAGCTGATCGTTGATAATAAAGTCAATGTTGTTGCATTCCAGCTCTAAAGGATTGGAGTCCATATAAAGCTGATATGCTTCCTGTGCTTCCGCGAGGGCAGTTTTCCACTCGGCATTGTTCGGGTCTTGCTCCAAGTAGTACTCGGCAATAGCAATATTCGCCTTGAGGTTGGAGAGAGTATTTTCAACAGTAGTCTCAGCGTGTGCTTTCATTTCGTCAGCAACACCCTGTACTTCTTCTTTGTACGCTTCCCAGCTCTCTTGACTCAGACCAGCCATGCCGTACTTGAGGTCAATTACATCGAGCTTTGCTTCAAATTCGCTCTGAGAAACAATCTCCAAGACGTTGTTAATCTGATTGGTGAGAGCGTCAATGGCTTCTTGTTCATCAATCGTCAGAATACCGTCACTAAATGCTTCGTTGAGGAAGGATTGAAGCTCAGTACCGAGACTTGCCAAATCATCGGACACCAGCTCAGTGATTGCGGCATTGCTTGCGAGGATAGAGTCTGCGATTTCGCCCTCCTCGAGCGTTGCCTTAATGCCAACCGAGATCACATAACCTCTGTCAGCGATATACTTGTTTGCGGACTCAACATAATCATTGATAACCGACCTATAACTGGACATTTCAGACTCGCTCAGTTCGAGACCCAAGCGAACCTTCCAGCTATAGCGGTTCAGTTCTTGCACCTTACCTTCGATCTGCGTCCGCAGTTCATCGAGGTTTGCTTTCACATCGAGGTACAACTGAACATCGGAGTACCAATCATTGTTGAGAGTTGCCTTTACGATGGTAGTGATCTCCTCGCTCGACAGGATCAGTTCACCAAATCGGTTTTTAAGGTCTTCTGCGATTGCCCGGTCATTCGCACCAATCACAATGCCTGTAATAGTAGCGATCAATGCGATACCGATACCGACAATCCAGCCCACCGGACCAGTACCGAAGGTAAGCAGAGAACCACCGACAATCAGTGCGTCACCGATAGCAGTTTTGAGAATGTTTTCCCAAGAAGCACCCTCATAACCAATGTCGTATGCGCCGGAGAAAGCCAATGTGATACCAGTAACCATGAGCGTAAGCCCCAAAGCTACCTTGTTCAGTCCGCCGTTCTTAATTGCTTCGATCATGCTTGTAAAGCCATTTGCGAATTTCCAAGTGAGGAAACCAGCACCGACAGCAAGAACAACGTCCAAAATATCGTCCAAATGGGTCTTAATCCATTCGATCATCGGTTGCAGTTTTTCCATGATTTCATCAACCTTGGTGCTTACTGCGTCTCCGATAAAATCATAGGTAGGAAGCTCGAAACCGAGACCTCCACCGCCGCCGACACTTCCGCCAGCACTGCCGGAACTCAAATCTTCGTTGGGAGAAATGACGTTCAACTCGTCAATACCGAGCAAAGCGTTCTTGAGTTCTTTTGCCTTATCGCCAGCACCGCTGAGGTTATCTTCGAGATCGCCCACACCGCCGGAAACATCACCGACACCTCCTGTGATGGAGTCCCAATTCATTTCCGGGATCGTAAAGCCGAAAAGCTGTGCGATAGCGTCTGCCACCAGTCTGACCGCCTTTGCCAAAGCGATAGCATAAGGCAGAACAGCGTTCAGAATAGGAATGAAGATATTACCGAGCGCACGAGCCGCTTGGTTTACTTGTGCTTTCAGAATACGAAGCTGATTTGCCGGAGCTTCGAGGGTACGAGCCATATCGCCTTGAGCGGTAGTAACCTGTGTCATGATTGCGTAGTAACGCAACTCAGCCTTTTCAGCCTGTGTCATAGCGTTCACGCTTTTGGTGATACCGAGGTTCAACGCTTCCTGTTGCAGTCTCGCCACAGATAGGTCGAAACCAAGCCTACGGAGAGGTTCAAGCTCGCCGGAGATACCAGACTGTAGTTTTTGAAAAGCGTCTTCGTAAGTGATGTTGAAGAAAGAGGAAAGATCGTACCCCAACTGAGTTAAATTCTGACTCATGGTGTACGCTCTATCGCTTATGACACCGAAGCCGGACGCAAGGGTCATGAAGACACCTTGATTTTTCATCCATTCAGCCGGGTCGATACCCATGACTTCGGTGACGCTCTCCGCAAACAGCTTCGCTTGGTCGGCATACTCACCCATAGAAACCGTGAACAGGTTCAAACTCTCAACATAATCGTTGGACTTGACAATCCAGCCAGCAATAACGCTCATGATACGTTTCATTGCCACATAAGCGATACCGATTTTTGCGGCAAGATCAGCGTAGCTCTTACCAGCGGTGGAATTTGCATTGGACAAACTGTTCGTTTGCTGGATCAATCGTTGCAGTCTTGTGGGCATAGCGGAGAAACCGTTTGCGATAGACTGCATTTGCGTAGCCAACGGAGCAAAAGCATTTGCCACCTGTCGAATTTGTGCGGCAAGCTGACCCATATTTACAGAGCGCAAAGCCGCCATAGCTTGCGGAAGTCTCTGCAACTGCGTAACGAAGGAAGTGAGATTGTTCCTACCCATTTGAGTAAGAGGAGTCAAAGCAGATACCAGCTCTCGGATATTGGTACTGAGAGAACCCACATTTACGGAATTAAGAGCTTGTACTGCTTGCGGAAGTCTCTGCAACTGCGAGATAAAACTGTTCAAATTCGCCTTGCCGATCTGAGACAGAGGAGTAAGGGCATTTGCCAGTTCTCGTACTGCCGTAAAATTGGTATTGTCTAAGGAACGAACAGCACTGCCGATATTGGTGATCTGCGTAGCCACAGAGGAGGAGAGCTTGAGGTTTCCACAGGTGGAAAGCGTCTGCAAGCCCTGTGCGAGTTTGTTTAAGTTCTCGGCATTTGCACCACTGACACCGCTCAACGCAGAGTTCAGCGTAGAGAGCTGTCTGCTGACAGTGGTTAAGCCGACACCGCCTTTTACAGCGGCTTTCAACTTACCAAGAGAAGAAGCAAGAGCGTCTACACCACTCACGGCAGACGTAGCGTTAGATTGTACCTCAAGCTCTAACTGTTCGATTGTAGTAGACATTCTCCTCACTTCCTTTCAAACTTCTTGTTATGCTGTGCCATAAATCCTTCCATAAGGGTTTTGCCTTTATCAAAGGTCTTCTTAGCCTTTTCCTCCTCCTTGTACTCAGCTTGCTTCTCATTGATAGCAAACGGTTCAGCAAGATACGGAACAGGTTTCGTACCCTTCTTTGCAAACGCATGAAGGATCGGTGACACTCGGCACAGAGCTTCGTAGATGTACGCACCCTGTAACCACATTTCTTGATTTTTTCTGTCTGTTTTGAGTTCTTCCGCCTTGCGAAACGCTTTCACCAGTAGGCAATCACGATCCCAATACTGTTCCTCGGTCATACCGAGAGACAGGTAGTACGGAAATAACTCGTTAAATTTCTCAGTGTAAGTTTTGAGGGGGGCAGTGGCAGTAACACCACCACCCCCCTCGTTGGAGGACAGCAAGTCACTTACCAAGTTGCTGTCCAGTCCACGTTTCCCTTGTCTTCTTCGGGTTCTTCGACGAGTGCCATGATCGGTTCGTTGTACATTTCAGCCAGCTTGCCGATAAGGGACTCTTTCTTGGTAAGTTTGGAAAAGATATTCTCGATTACGTCTTGTTTGACGAACCTGTGGTGAGCAAGGAACGCTCCGGCGAACAGAGCCGGGAGGGTGGTCATGGGTTTATCGGTGATCTCCGAAGCAATGAATCCCTTCTTCTCCATTTCCGCCACGGTTCTGCGAGTGAACTCAAGCGTGTACTCCTTGTCCTCGAAAGTAAAAATAAGCTGTTTAGCCATTTGTCTGTCCTCCTATTTCTTGATAATTACGATTCCGCCATAGTGATGGGAGTGGAAGGTGCGATAGTGACGTTCATGTCAACAACCTCGTTGACACCGCCGCCAACAGGGAACACGGAAAGCTGACCCCTGAACTCGAACTTGCCGTCAGTGCCAGTAGGAGTTACAACACCAGCGGTCTCAGTGCCGCCGAACCACACAGCGTAGTCATTCTCAACACCCTCAAGTGCCTTGAGCTTGGTGAAGTCTTCCTTAGTGTAGTTCGCAGTGAACGCAAGAGCGTCCAAAGACTGAATGCCGGGGATATAGGTCTGCATTCTGTCAGAGAGGGTCGTAGTCTCCAACATTTCGGGCGCACCGCCGAGATCGGGGAAGTCCTTAATGTCGATCAGCTTTTCATAAGCGTCTTCGGTTTTCTTCATAAGGAAAACCTTGTAGGTGGAAATCGCCATAATTCATTACCTCCTGTAAATTGTGTGTTCTTTTGATACCACAGCCCGGTATCTGCCGAGCATACGGTAAATGGTTGCTTCGTCCATGTTCGGAATAGGTTCGAGCATGGTTCGAGTGAATCCCAAGTTGGCAAGTTGTGTATCAATCAGACCGATAATCGCCTTGCATTCCGCTTTCTTACCAGTACTTTTATTGGAATACACGTTCACCTCATAGGTGACTGCCGCATGGTTTTCCTCTACTGTGTTAGTGGAACTATTGCGATAAACAGCGTTATCAATTTCCACAAGAGAGACGCAAGGGAAGGAAGAAGGACTCATGACATATTCGCCTGTCATAAATATTTTTGGATATTTTTCTCGAACGGCTTGCGCCACAATCGAGAAGACAGAACTCTCAATATCAATCATCGAAACACCTCCCTCGCAATTTGTTCAACCTCTTGAGCAACGGCTTGAACAGCGTTGTACATCGGCATACTCGCCGGAGTACCATGCGTGATCTTTAACTCACCGTTCTCATAGAAACCCCAACTTTTCTTAGCTCCGTTGCCTTTGCCGTAAGTGCCGATTGCAAAACCGACATTATTGCTATAAGGGTTGGGGGTCGAGCCGACTGAGCCGTTGTGAAATATACCAGCTCCGAACTCACACCAAACAGCGTCTTCACCTGTGGCGATAATCACAGAAATGTTATCTCCGTTCTCAACGCTCACAGAGACGTTTGCTTTTCGTGCGCCGCCGGACTCTTTCGTCAAATCATCGACCACAGAACTATCGAACCCTCGCCTTGCGTATTCCGCAATCTTATCGGCAATTCGTTCTCTCAGAATGTCACACTTCCGAAGAATGTCCTGTTTATAACTTTCCAGCTCCTTAATTGCGGAATCAATCTCGCTTTCCGATAATCCGAAGGAAATCACCTTTTTACTCACGAGACTTCAACCTTCCGAACAGCGATAGACACGCTATTCAAAGACACTGCCTTACGAGTTACAACGTAGTCATAAGGGGTGATTACTTCGTCCTTCGAGTTCAAGGCAAGTGAACCGTCTTCATTGAGTTGAGGTTCGCTGTCAATCCACAGGACTGAGTATTCGTCAATCGCCGTGTTCACATCGTCAAGGACGATCACCTTATCGTAGGACTCGTTCTCGCCAAACTGCCGTGTCTGAGTTTCACCCTTTGCGGCAGAGATATTGGCATAACCCTCAGTCGGATTACTGAGCTGGATTTCATATTCGCCTGTTACATTACCGTACTCGTCCTTTACAGGGACTTTTCCGATATAAACCGAGTAAAAGAACCGTGACTTATTTCTTAATAGACAGCGCATTTCGTTTACCTCCCTTCGGGATAGTGAACGCTTCCTCCACCGTCCAGCCACGATTGATACGATGTTCCAGCACTTTGTACGGAAGACCTAAAATATCAGCCCATTCCGCCATCGTGTGTGTGACACCATCGTAGGAGAGCAAGTGATTGTTCGTGCGGTTATTCTGTTGGACTTTCTGAGTAGTGAAAATACAGTTTTCGGGACAATAGTCACCGTTCACGTCTTTTCTCTCAATCGTAAGCCCTTCCGCATAACCGTTCGCCAAACACCAGTCTCGGAAAACCTCGTAGCTTTCGTCCCATTCCTTACAGACTTTGATACCTCTACCGCCGTATCGTGCGTATTTGACTGCGTTCGGGTTATTACACCGATTTCGCACACTCGACCACAACTGATAAAGCGAGCAATGAGTTTCGCCATGAACATATCTCATTTGCTTCACCTCACAATCCCACAATAAGGTGTGATTGCTTTCAGCATGGACGTAGGCACGTCTGCGTTCTCGTAAGTACGAGAAATACCGTTCTCGGTGTGTACCGTTTCGCCCTCCGCACCACGCTTGTTCAGCATATATGCCGCAATCTCTACTTGGAGATATTCGTACTGCGTTGGGACTTCGCTCACATCGTTTTGAAACGGATAGGCTTTTGCAAGAATTTTGCTCCCTGCAAAATTAAGGTAGGTGGACAACACTTCGTCAGAGTCAGAACTTCCTACCATAGCCTTGAGAGCTGTCAGTTTTTCTACATCAGTCATGTTGCCACACCTCCTTGGTTACTCGTTCTCGTTGCCGCCCTGTTCGGACTGCTCCGGGTTGACACCCTGTTCGGGAGTCTCGCCCTGTTTGGGCTGTTCGGACTTCTTACCGCCCTTATTCGCCTTGTTAGCCTTGGGATCGACCCTCAGACCAACGCAGAGAACACCGTTCTTGTCCTTCCATTCAGCCATGATCGTTACCTCCTATTAGTCCAGAGCGGTAGCACCTCTGTGGAGGTAGATACCGTTGGTCTTGTTCTCATAGACGAAAGTGTCATGATAGATACGGTAATCGAACTTCCATGCGTCCGCATTCTGATACTGTTCGGGAGTGAAGATACGAGGAAGAACGTGCTTCACAACCTTATTGACAGCAGAAGGATGAACGATCATGAAGTTGATCTTGTAGCCGCCAGTAGCACCTACGAAACCGCCAGCAGTCTGACCCGCAATAGTACCGTCATACAGAGAGATAACGGTATAGAAGCGAGACTGAGGTACACGGATAACACGCATACCGTTGTAGGTCTCAACGTCCTTGTTGATACCAGTCACATCGTTCTGAACGGTGCGGACGATCTTGGCACGAAGACCAGCATAGGCAGTCTCGGAAATGAACAGAATACGACCCTCGCCGGGAACTTCTGCTTCGTTCATCTGCATTTCAGCAGTGTCGATCAGATTGGGAACATCGGTAGTACCAACGGTAACGTCAGCATTTGCGCTGAGAATGCCAGTAGTACCAGCGATCTTTGCGAAGGTGTAAGCGTCAATTTCGGGAGCAACTTTGGTGCGAATGAACTCGCCAGCGAGAGTACCGAAAGCCATGCCAACGGTCTCCTCGTTATCCATACGGTCAACGATGAAGGAACGACCACGATCCTTGGAGAGAGTCATGGTCTCCCAAGTACCAGTCACGTCACCGTTGGCGAAACCAGTGTTGCGGTTGTAGTTACCAAGACCGTCCATAGAGGTCTTGAAAACCTTGATAGTGTTGCCGTTGACGATCTCAACCTGAGTAGCGTCCAGTACGGCAGTCTTGGAAGAAGCCTTGTAAACTTCGTCCAGAAGGGGCAGATAAGTCTGCGCCAGTGCGATAGAATTAGCCATATTTCATGTCTCCTTTACAATTTGATTTCGGGAAGACCCATGCTCAGGCGGAGCTTATTGGTCTCCTCCAACTTCTTGAGATTTGCGGTATTTTCGTCTCCGGCGGGAGGGGCAGGGGTATTCTTCATAACCTCGGCTGTCCATGCCTTTTTCTGAGCGTCACCGTGTTTCTTCATGTTGGCGAATACACGATCCATGTCACCTTCCGCCATAGCTTCGGCAGTCTCGATAGCCAGTGCTTCCTCGAAGCCCAAGCCAAGATAATTCGCCTTATAGGTGCTGATCGTCTTCTCTTTACGAAGGGTCTCAAGCTCCTGTTCCATAGCGGTCTGACGAGCGAGACGTTCTTCCTCTCGTGCTTCGTCCTCCGTCATTTTGGAACGAAGGTTCTTCTTAGCGGCGGCAAGCTCGCTTGCCAGCTTGTCGAACTGAGCCTTGGGAACATACCCCTTGGTGTCCTTTGGAGTGGGGGCAGTAGGTTCGGTGGGTGCGGTAGGTGCAGTGGGTTCAGTGGGTTTGCTCGGTTCGTGGTTCTCAAGCAGTGCCAACTTCTCGTCAGCAGTCATGTCCTCACGATAACCTTCAATTTTTGTCCAGTCGAATGCCATGATTAATCCTCCTGTGTTTGGTCGGTTCTCTCCGTATTTTTGTGATTTTCGGTTTCTCTACCGTTTGCGTTTGTTTTAGGTGTCTTCTCTGACACCGATATTTCGAGCGGCTTATCGCCGCTATTATCCGTAGGGGCAGTGGGTTTCGGTTTCCACTTCTCCAAGTACAATTCGCTCTGCTTCGCAACGTCCATCGGATCGTTTACCAAGCCGACAGTAGCGATAGCAAGACCCGGTTCAAAGCCAGCTTCCAAGAGCTGTAACAGAGCTTGACTCTTAACGAGCAGATTGTCATGCTGTCTGCGAGTGAACTTGCACTCGATCTCAGCCAACGAAAGATTGAACTCTTTCGAGGTGCGAATGATCGTAAGTACCAGTCTCAAGAATTCCTTCTCGGACTTCTTGAAAAGAAGCTCGGTATCTCTTGCTCGTGCTTCACACTGAGACCAACCGTCTCTCAAGAACACCGCCGCACCAGTATCGGAAGTGGAGCTTCCGCCTTTGGTCGTGGTAGGCATACCGCAAATGGTAAGCACCTGTTGATACAGGTAATCCACCAGCGTTTGCGTCTGCTCTTGGTTCAGCTCTTGGGACAGGATTTCCACGTCCGCAGTCTGACCGTCAACGGATTTGATCTTGATTGCGCCGAGGTCTTTCAGTTCTTTGAAATCGTCAGCGGTAATATCGCAGTTCACGAACTTGACAAAGCTCTGCACGAACAGTTCCACACCGTCAAGGCGGTTGGAAGCCACGGTGTTGATAGCGTCCAACAGCGGCAGAGCTGGTTCAAAAGAACCCATGCGAGCCATGTTCAAGCGATACTCGAAAATAGGAATATCACCGAGGGTATGCGCTTCCCACTTGCGAACCACACCATTCGCCACCTCAAAGTAGTGATCCTTGGTGTAACCGCAATAGAGCGTTTCGGTGCTTTCTTTTCCGAGTATCCTCGTGATTTCACGAACACCCATGATCCTCTTGTGTCCGAAGCCGGAATGATACACTACAAAAGTGTGTCGGGGATCGGGGGTGTCCAGCTCGAAGGGAGACTGATCGGGAGAGGACACCGCGTCTTTGTCCGGCAGTACCATTCGGTATGCCACACCACAGATCGCCAGCCATGTTGCCATGTCCTTGTCGTGGCTTGCCTTGTCCTCATAGAACATGAAATCATTCAGTTCGTTGATCTCCTCAGAGGAAGCGTTGCTGTCACCTCTGCGGACATACGTCACAGGTTCACCGAGGAAATAACCCGAAGTGAATTGAACGATCTCGCTTGCATGGTTTTCCACGACTCTATTACAAATTTCCGGGCGAACATCTTTCTTGCGAGAGAGAATAGGCTGTTCTCCTCGCATATAGCGATAGAGATAGTCAATCGCAACAGAATTGGTGTTGTGAACCATGAGAGCCTTGCTCAAAACACTTGCGACATTTTCCTTCGTGATCTTATCCACGGAGGTCAAAATCTCTTTGCGTCCAAACATACCGCCCTCGATGATCTCAGCTTCCGCCATGTGTCACCCTCCTTCCTTGAAAAATAAAATGGCGCATACTTGTTCGTAGGGGTCTCCTACTCGCAAATATGCGCCACTCGTATTATTACACTTTTACACTTACCATTGTATCACAATAATTCGTATATGTCAACTTATAATTCTTATTTTAGGAATTGATTGTGGATAAGTCTGTGCAAAATGTGAATTACCACGGTCTCTTGAATACTTCTACCTTTTGTCCGCTTAGAGATTGAGCATACTCAGCAAACATAGCCATACCATCGGGTACATCGTCATGCTTGTTCTTGCCTGTCATGGTGTAAGAGCAGAGCATATTTATCATGTCCCCATACTGAGACTTCTTAGCGTACCGAGACTTATCCTTGAACAAGCAGTGCTGTTTTACCCATTCGGCATTCACCACGATACGAGTCTCTTTGTTACTCGTTGTAAATCGTTTCGTAATGTGCGTGATACCGCCACGAGCAATAACCTCTTTGTAAACCTTGTCCGCAATTCTTCCTCCGGCACTGTTACTCTCGAAGCGGCAAGACTGCACCTTGTTTTTCAACAGAACCGCCGCCAGGCAAGCGTCCGTAAGTTCAGCAAGAGCGTTGGTACACACGCAGTCCTCGATATAGTAATCGCTTCCGTACAGGTATGCCACAGGCATGAAACCGTAGTCCTTACCTGTGTCCTTGGTGTCACAGATTGCTATAATTGCGTCCGGGTCTTGATCGGGCAATTCGTAGTACCTTCTCAGCTCGTCCTCCGAGTACAACAAGCCCTCACGTTCAATCGGTTCATTCTGATACAATGCTCTCCATGACACATCGTCCATAATGTCCCTCTGTTCATGATAAGCCTTGGTCGAAAAACCGACACCGTAGGCATAATCGAAGTTGGACTCGTCATTTTCATTCAGAGCCGGGAGGACGATAAACCTTGCTCGATCATCGTTGCCATACTGTCTTTCCAGTCTGCCAAGAATATCATGGACAGACCAGCGAGTAGCAATGTGAAGCTCCTTGCAGTGGTCTCCGATCTTACGCTGACGAAGGTCGGTGGTGTAGATTTCCCACAGCTTGTCGAGACGTTCCTTGCTCATGGCAACCTCAATGCCGGACACAAGGTCATCACAGTAAAGCAGTCGAGCGGCACGATACAGACCAGCATTACCAGTACCGATAGAGGTAAACTCCAAAGTCTCGAAACGCTTTCGATTACCAATGTCTATTCGACAGTCCTTTGCGTTGGTGTTGCTGATCGAAACTGTAGGGAAAACCTCTCGCCATAGGTACTCACCGTCTTTGTCCATCATTCTCAGACATTCGTCATAAGCTCCCCGGATAAACGCATTACTATGACTACCAGTCAAAGTAGGTTCGTCCGAGTACTTACCGCCGATCCATGTCAGATAGAACAAGGCGAGAGTGGTTTTGCCAGTGCCGGGGGGCATACTGATACCGAGAATATCAAGAACATCGTCTTCCAAATCCTGTAGACCCTTGACAGCAGTTTTCAGAACAGGGCGGCGAGGGACGTAAAATTTCTTCTTCGGGTCTCGTTCCCATTCCATGAACTGAATGTAACTGTCAAAATCGTTGGGGGCGAGGAAACGCAATGTGTTTCGATGTTGCTGGTACAGCTTGGAGATAAGCTCTCCGTCAGTACGAGGGATCACACGACTCAATTCCTCGGACAACAATCTGCCATATTTCAGACTAAGAGCAATATCTGTTTTGCTCGCTTCCCGGCATATATCAAGCATATCTTGAAATGCCCCAGTGTCGGGTTTCTTCTGTGCGACTTTATAAATTGCTTGCAGTAATTTCTCCATAATACCTCCAAAAAGAAAAGGCACATGACTGTTTGAGCTTGTAGCTCTCGCAATCATGCGCCGTTCAACTACTTATTCTTGCTTTATTGCAATAATAAGAACTACAATTCCTTTTACTATCCATTTGATTACTGTCTCTTATACACATCTCCGAGCCCACGAGACA